TCGCTTGCGGTCGCGTGTGCTTCGGTGCCAGATGTCGACGTCGTCGTTCCGGTGATTTCGACGACATCAAGGAGTGAAAAGCCGTTCGCATCTGATGCAGGTGCAGTACATTCGACGACCGTGATGCTTCCCTGCCAGTCGCCGCCGCTTGCGGATCGTGTCAGTTCAAGTTCATTCGCTGCCGAAGTTGATCCGAAGTTGCCGAACGGATCGCCCGTGATGCGTGCAAGAGAGTCGTTCGGCGTGTCAGTTCTTCCAGCCGCCCCGATCGGATCGACGATGACGAAGTAATCTGTTTCAAGATTATTGTTCAGCGTCAGCGTGTACGTCGCCGCCGTGAAGCCGCCCGTGATTTCGTATGTTGTGCACCTAACGATCGACACTGATCACGTCCTTGCGTTGTCGCGTCAGGTCACTTTGTGATGTACTTTTTCTTGTCGTACGGTGATCGACGCTGTTCTTGTCCTGATTGCACGGGCTTCTTGTCGGACTGCTGCGACTGATCCGTCGTGTCGCTGCCGTCGTCCGCCTTCTGATCCTTCGTGACTTTGTTGTCTTCTGCTGACATCGTTGCGTTCCTTTCGGCAAGTGTACCGGCTTGTCGCCGATCATTCCAGTTCAAAAAAAGACGAGGAAGCCGAAGCCGCCGCGTCTGTGCGTTGTTTCTGCTTGCTGAATTGTCCGCCTATTGTGTGTGGAAGACAAGACGTTCGTGAAATTCTGCCGCGTCGTCGACGTATTTCGGCTGAATGTGTGAATTCGATCGCGGATCGTACAGTTCCTTGCCGGGAAGCTTCGCGATCTGTGCATCTGTCGGGAACGTGCCGCCCTTCTGCATGTGCAGGATCATGTCGGACTTGTCGCCGTTGTAATACGCAAGTTCGATCATCAGCGTCTTGAATTCGTCCGCCTTCAGTTCGACTTCGCGTCGCGGCGTGTGCTTGATCGCCTTGCCGCCTGCAGGTGCGATCGACGTGACTTCTGCCATGATCGCATTGATTCGTTCGCACAAGTCCGTGTCTTTTTCAAGTGGGTCTTCGAAGACGATCTTGCTTTCTTTCGCGATCACGATCACGTTGATGCCGGGAATGTCCGGCATTCGCTGCATCACTGATCCGACGTCGCCGCCGCCGTTCTTGTTGATGATCGCCAGCGACCAGATCGACCGGATCGGCGTTGACGCCTTCAAGCTGCTGATCAGGACGCCGCGACATCGCGGTTCTTCGAACTGGAATGTGAACGCTGACATGCCGCTTGCGGGCTTCTTTGCTGTTTCCTGTTTTGCCATGTGACAGAATCCTTGTGTTGAAAAAGTCGTCAGCGTGCTTCCGCTTCACACGCGAACGACAAAGGAACATGACGTGCTGAACACACAAGACGAAAAGCGGGTGACTTGCACGATCGCCGTCATCGCTTCGCCTTCCGATTCCCTTGACAAGCTGGAAAAAAACGGGCGGTCACATCTTCGCGATCGTTTGACGTATCCGTGCCTGCCGTTTCGACTTCGTTCCGTTGTCGCCGTCAAGACGATTTCGTCGCGTGATGTGCCCCTGAAAATAACAGATCAGGACGTCACGTCAAGTCGACAAAAAAAGCCGCCCTGCGACAAGCAAGGCGGCTGTGACCAAAATGAAGAAGTCACCAAGACTACGCAAGATGATTCGTTGTGACTGCTGCTGCAAGACCATCTTCCAGACGTCCACCGTATCGGGCACGTGCTGTGATCAGCATCTTGTTTCGCAACGTCAGTTCGCGACCTTCAGTCGTGATGTTCATCGTCATGCCAAGTCGACGATACATTCGGTATCGTGCAAGGTTCGCGAAGAAGCCTTGTGCATTCGTCATCGTGTCAACGATGCTGAAGCCGTGATTGAAGATCGAATAATTTTCTTCGTCCATGCCGAACATTCGACGTGCGTCTGCTGCACCGACTGGAATGCCGCGTGCACGACTGTACGTCGTTTCGTTCGCACAGAATCGAATTCGACTGCGATCGAAGCCTTGCTTGTATCGCTTCGGAATGCCGAACAGTTGCGATTCGTATCCGCCGATCGTAGCTGTTGCACCGCCGAAGCTGACTGCAGTCGTACCGGACGCGACCATGATGCCTTCAGGTTCGACAACGCCGTCACCGATTGCGATCTGTTCATCAAGCCACGCAAGCAACAATTCGCCGTACTTCTGCGTGACGTGACCTGCGATGTCGATCGGTGAATCAGACATCAGATCAAGACCGATTTCGATCGCACCGTGCACAACGTGAATCGTCGTGTCGAAGGCACTGATGAAGCCAGCCGTCGCGAACAACGGAATCGCCGAATCGTCGACAACCGAACCGGCAGATGTCAAGGACATGTTGCCAAGTGTTGCGGATTCGATGCGTCGCCCACGTGTGACAGGCACCATGTTGACGAACGGTGCAAGTTCACCGTGCAGGATCGGAATCGTGATGACCTGATCGTCGAAGCTGATCGGTGCGATTTCAAGACCGCCCGTCGCGACGTCGTCAATGATCGTCTTGATTTCCATGCCTGTTAGATTGCGATTCTTGACAGGGATTGCACCGCTGCCCGTTTGACAATCGCCACTGATGACGCCGCCCCACTTCATTTCATGAAGTGCGAATGACAGCAGTTCCTTGTCGTGATCCGACAACCGCATCTGACGCGGAACGTTCTTGCACTGCATGTTGAACTGCAGCTTGAAGTACGCACCGTTGATCGCCTTTTCAAGTTCTGATTGACCTTGAATGAATCGCTTGCCGCTGTCCGTCCATTCGAACGCCTTCTGTCCGGCATACGGATGAACGCCGCCTGCCTTCGTGGTGTTCCCGAACAAGACGTCAGACTTCGAACCGTCGTACATGTCCTTGACGCCCTTGACGTCGACATAGAATCCGGATCGCTGTTCCTGATTGCCGACGTCGGTGCCGAACTTCGACATGACCTTCGACAGACTTCCGTCGTCCCATTGTGGAAGCTTCGCGGCAGTCTTCTTGCCTTTGTCGCCTTCACCGTCTTTCTTGCCTTCACCGTCGCCAGCGTTGCCGCTGCCTTCAGGTGCCTTGCCTTGACTGACAAGCTGCTTCAGCAAGTCCTTGATTTCAGAACCGTTGCCGGAATCTGCGTCTTGCTGAAGTGACTTGAAGTCACTGATCGAAAGCTTTTCTTCCATGATCGCTTCAGTTGCGGCGGTCTTGACCGTTTCGTCGTCCGCATCCTTGTCGATCAGCTTCAGTTCGATCAGCTTTGCTTTCAAGCTGTCTGTGACACGAACTTTCATGTCTATTCCTTTCAAAAATTGAAACTGATGCCGCCGCACGACGGCTAAAAAAAAGTACGCCTGTTTGTTTGCGTTCGCCGTTGCCGGTTTACACAGTGCCGATCAGATCGCGATATTCTTTGCCGACCTGATACGATTCGTCGATGTCCTTGCGTGCTGCAAGCACTTCTTCGATTCGTTTCAACTGATCGTCGTCAGCATCGAATGTGATGAATTGAAACGCAGTTTTGAAAGACTTTCCTTCTTCGTCTTCGTCATCGTCTTCGTCTTCATCATCGTCGCCGTCTTGCGGCGGTTTCTTTGTTGGATCGTCGTCGCCGTCTTCCAGCAACGAAGGTTCACCGTCGATCGCGTCTTCAGGCTGTGACTTCTTGCCCTTGCCTTCGTCCGGTTCTTCTTGATCCGTGTTCTTGTCGATCAAGGCTTCAAGCCCGCTGATGTTCTTGTTGATCAGTGCGACATGACTTCGCGACAAGCCTTCAGCGTCTTTCAGTTCCTTCAGGTCAGCGACAACGTCGCGAAGAAGCTGCAGGTTCGCTTTCGACAGTTCACGCCCGCCCTTGATCAGATTCAGTTCGACAAGCTTCGCTTCAAGGCTGTCGTCACCGTGAAGGCTGATGCTTTCCGTGCGATCGCCTTGTGTCTTGTCGATTGACACTTCGATCGTGATCGGATCAGGCGTCTTGCACTTGTCGCATTCGCAAGTGTCGCCGCACCCCTTGTCGCCTTTGTCATCTTCGACGACCGGCACATCGAATTCACGCTGCTTCTGTTCGAACAGTTCGAAGCCCGGAAAGACTTTGCCGGTTTCTTCTTTTTCAAGAAGCTTGCCGATCGTCTTCATTTCAGCCGACTTGAATCCGTCGCGTGTGAACATGTCGATGACCGCACCGCGATTCGACGGCACGCTGACAATTGATTCTTCCATGATTTCAAACTTGTTGATTTCGAAGCCACGCCACGGAACATTTTTGCTGTCCTGTTCGCGTTCTTTGAAGTCAAGCGGAATGAAGCCGTGACTGATTCGCATCGCACCGGTTTCGATCAGCTTCGCCGTGTCTTCCGTCAGATCGTTCATGTCAAGCAGAACGCTGAACACGCGAAGCACTTTTTCGTCGTGCTTGTCGACTGCAAGCATCTTCCCGATCGGCAGTGCTGAATTGTGCTGCCACAGCAACGGCATCGGCGTGTCGATCTTCGCACCGCGTGTCTGAAGCACGTCGCCGTCACGATCTTCTTCGTTCGTCGTGATGACGTTGCGGAAGACCATCAGTGAATTCTTCGGAACTTCGATGTCGTCCGGCAGCTTGAATCGCTTCAGCGACGCGTCGAAGTCAGTGCCCTTGATGCCTGTCGCGACTGTCGGCGTGCTGTCTTCTGCGACCCACGTCAACGTGTTGTTCGCACGCTTGACCGCTTCTGCAAGATCAAGGTTCTTCAAATAATCGCACTGATCAGAATCAAGACAGTCGAACCATCCTTTCATGTACTGACCAGCGATCGACAGACCGCTTCCGAACGACTTGAAAGCGAAGTTTGCGTCGATCCGTTTCTTGACTTCGGCAAGAAGCCGCTTCTGATGTTCGTTCATGATCATTCTTCCGTGTGTGTGACGTGTCCTGTTTTGATTCTGTCAGTGTGGTGCGTTCGGGACGGTTACTGCGTCAGTACATACAGCTTGCAAACTACGTCGCAAGCGTGCTTCGACACGTCGCACTTGTCGATACATTCTGCGTTGTTGATGAACCGCAAGATGTCACTGATTGAAGTCGTGTGTTCGATCGGACGCTTCGTCTTGTTGCCGTCAGAATCTTCGCCGAACAGATACAAGTCGTCAGCTTGAAACTTGATGCCGTGTGACTTTCGTGTCGGCGTCAGCCCTAGTGCCTTGACCTTCGCTGCCGCGACGTCTTTGATCTGATCCTTTTCTGCCTTCGTCATCATGTAAACGGCAGCAAAGTCTTTCTTTGCGAATGTCATCGCACGCATGATATGATTCCTTCTGTTTGGTCACGAAAAAAGCCGAAGCGGATCGACGATGTTTGCGTCATTCTGCTTCGGCTTTCAATGGTCGCGATTGTGTCGCGGACAAAGTCTGCTGATTGATTCGTTGAGTGAACTACACATCCACACTTCGTGATGAATGTGCTTCGTGTTTCACAGCAATTTGCTTACTGCTTCCGAAGAAGTTAGAAGTCTTACTATCGCTCCACACGTGTACTCGCAAGTCCCTTACGAGGTTTTAATGTCTTGTACTGACAATACAAATATAAGCAACGACGCCGACCTGCGTCAAGTCGGTTTCATATCGAAAGACGGATTCGAATTGCCGCTTTTCACAGTGCCATCATCGACCGCGATTGCCAGTCGAAGCCAGCCGTCAAGCCGCTTTTCGATTGCTGACGACAGTTCTGTGTGCCAGATTTCGAACCAGTCGTTCGCCGGAAGGCTGTTCAGATTGACTTCTTCTGCAGATAAAAAGTCCGCTTTTCCCGACTTTTCAGGCTTGAAGTCCGCTGTCGACGACAGTTGCGTGTTCAGCACCCTGCCCTTCGCTATTTGCACCGCGATTCGAAGCTTCGCTTCTTGACGATGCCGCAAGCTGTGCTTCAGCATCCGTTGAAATTCAGCGAACGCCGCAAGACACGTCGTGATTGACCGTTCGGCGTCGTTCATTTTATCCGGTGAATATCTTTTTTTGCTTGCGAAGATGCAGTTCAGGATTGAACGGAACGCCTTCATGCGACCATTCGCCCGCCACGGTGCCGCACACTTCCGCGTACGTCCTGATCATCCATTCGCCGAATTCTTTGATGTACCCTTCTTCGCTTTCGTAGTGCGTGAAGTTCCGTCGCTGGAATCGCCGACCGATGTCGTGCAGGTTCATCGCCAGTTGTTCGATGCGTTGCGGTATCGGCACCACGCGACCACGCTTGCCGATTTCCCGTTCGATGCGTCCCTTCATTTCGATCATCGACAGGACAAGCTTCAATGCGTCGAAGCTGCTTTCATGTTTCCTTCCGTGCTTCGGAAGCGGATCGAATGCCATCTGTTTACCTTTCGTCGATGTCTGTGAAGCCGTTGAACCGCTTCAGTGTTTCATGATTGACGATCTTTTCACCCCGCCCCAAGATGTCGCCGCATGTCGACACGTAGTCGTCAAGAAAGAAGGCAAGCTGCTGAAGACTATAATGCGACATTCTAACGGAAACAGCAACCCACGGATTCACAAGAAGCGTCAGTTCTTGACTGATGATCAGATGTTCGACGTCGTTCAGATCGTGATATTCCTGAATCGCACAGACACGCATCGTCGCACCTGGACCGCATTCGAATGTCGAATACTGTGACGCGTCAAGGTTCACGTCGTACCGTTCAGGCGGATCGTTTGCAGGTTCGACATCATCAAGGACGTCTGAAGGCGTGACGTTCATGTCAATCGGTTCGCAGCAATGGCAGCAATACTTCGGGTATGCGTCCGGATCGCCTGCCGGTACAAGCCATTCCATCTTGCAGGATTGACAGAAGCACCATTTCCAATCGACGTGATCGCCGTCCAGCATTCGGCTGTACAGCGTCATATTTCGATCCTGTCGCGTTATTTGGGCTTCGTAGTCTTCGCAGTCGCCTGAACAGGCTTCTTCGCGTCAGACGGCTTGTCAGGCGTCTTGTCGGCGACTTCTGCCTTCTTCGCTGCTTCTGCTTCGGCTTTCTTCGCCCGTTCCGCCTGCAGCTTCGCGAATTCAGCCGCGTACGCTGAAGGCGTGAACTTCACGAACTTCGCACTGCCGAACGTTTCCGCACCCGCTGCAAGACTGCTGTTCAGGATCGCGTCAGCCAGTCGCAAGACGAAGCCGTTCGCTGTTCCTTTCTTGTGCGTGCGCATGACTTCAGTGACAGCCTTGCGTGCCGCGTTGTGATGCAAGTACCGTCCGATGATCGCCGCCGCGACTGCAAGACCCTTCCCGCGTGTGTCGCACACAACGACTTCTTCGTCATGATGCAGTGCGAAGAACTTGACAATGTCGATGACTGATGCCACAGACGGAAGTGCGTTGCCTTTGTTCCGCCCCGGCTGAACGTCGTTCATCTGAACTGCCTGGAAGCTGCAGTTCCGCTTTCCGACTTTCTTGACTGCCGGATCGTACGACGCCTTCGCCTGATCCTTCGATGAATAAATAAACAATGCCGCCGTCGCTTGCGATGCCGCGACCTTTTCTGCGAATGTCTTGTGACTGGCAAGTGTGATCATTTCTGATTCCTTTCTTGATTCAAACTGTACGGATATTCGCCGTATCGCGGTGCACGCGGATCATCAAGATACGCACGCGTCAAGTTCCGAATGTCGATCAGTTTAACAGCTTCAGCGATAAACTTCTCACCCTTCACATATTTGCCGTGCCGCGAATGAAGCGTCACGACTTCAGGTGCTTGCTTCGACTGTGTGCTGTCATGCGGAACTTCCGTGACTTTGAATCCTACCCGCTGCAGACTTTCAAATATAGCCCGTTTTGTCGGTTCAGCCAGTATCCGCCCCGTCGCGTGCTTCTGTCCGATCTTTCGCCAGCGATAGCCAGAATCCTGATCATCTTCTTCGATTCGGTATATGCCGCCCGGACGAAGTACCCGCCAAACTTCCAGAAAGAAGGCGTCGAAATCGGCGACGTAGTTCATGAAGTGTGATGTGTACACGATTTCAGCACGATTGCTGACTGCAGGAATCGGATTCGGAAACTTCCAGTTCTTCACGTTCGGATGATGCGGTCTGTGATCCAGATTCAGCCAGTCGTGATGATAGTGCGGACCGCACCCGATGTTGATCTTGATCGGTGCAGGTCTTGCGAAGTCTTCACAGAATGCGAACCGCCTTCCGCCTGCATCACCGTGTCGCAACCATCGCTTGAACTGATGATTGAACCGTCGCCCGATCGACGTGAAGTGTCCTGATCGCACCGGCTGTCCGAAGCACTTGTCGTTCAGATACCGGCAGTGACGAAGTGCGAACTGAAAGTCGTCGTCGCTGTACAGCACGTTGCCGCGTCTGTCCCACGAAGGCATGTACGGCACTTCTTTGATGCCGCCTAGTCCGTTCATCGCGACGATGAATCCGCGTTCTTGCAGTGCCTTCAGAAAGTCCGTGCTGTACCCGTATCGCGGTGCCTTGAACACGTTGCCCCATTCAGGCGATTCGCGAAGATCGTCAAGCCAGCGAAGCTTGTCGTCGTCCAGTTCGTGACATTCCTTGTGACGGTGCCGGAAGCCGTGCGGATACATTCTGATCCAGTCGTGACGAAGCACTTCACGCTTCCGCTGCGTGTTCATGTACTTCGGAACACAGAACAGATTCGCCTTGAAGCGTTTATTGTGTCGACGGAATTCCTTCAGCGTGTGAAGTGTGAATTCGAAGTCGATCGGATGATCATCAAGTTCGAAGACGTTGTGATCGGCAGGGTCAAACAATTTTTCATTCTTTCACAAGCTGTTCGTCGGCTTCCGCCTGATAGTGTACGCCGTCCGCCGTCCTGTCGATCGGCACCGGCTGTCCGTCGCGGTCTTTCCGCACTTGATTCGCCGCGTCAGGCTTCGTGATCCGTCCCTTCTGTTCAGGAGCGAATGCCGCTGCCAGTGCCCGCCCTGCCTTCGTTTGAAACGTCATCAGTATTCTGCCCCTTCGTCTTCAGCTTCGGGAATGTTTTCGACATCGTACCCTGCCTTCACGAACTTGTTCGCGACGTGCCGCACCTTGTCGCCGTGTTGCGGACGAATGACCACGCTGTCAGCGACCGCTTCGAACGTCTGCTTCGTTTCGACATCTGTGCCCGCGACGAAGTTGAATTCGCCGTCGTATTCTGCGATCAGTTCTTCACCGTCTTTGATCTTCAGCATTAAAGTGTTCCGTTCAGTACGCCGACAATGAACTTGAAGTATTCAGGATCGCGTGCTGCGAAGCCTGCCGCGTCAGTGTACAACAATTCGACACCTAGCGTCAGAATTTCTGTGTGTCCGCTGCTGTACGTCTTGCCCGCATAATGCTTCGCCGAATCATTCGGATCAGGCCACAGCTTGCCGAAGTCGTCTTCGTTGCCGAATTCAGATGCCTTGTATCCGTGCGAAGGATACTGTGCCCGCATCGACACCTTCTGCGTGCCCGCCCGTGCGATACGCTTCTGCACGAATTCGTTCGTCAGCTTCTTGATCTTCGGACTGCGTGCTTCAACGCTGTGACACAGTTCGTGCACCGCCGTGTCGATGCCGTCGTCGGCGTCAAGGTACATGCCAGTCCATGCGTTCGCCTTGTCAGGATCGGCGTCAAGATCAGACCATCGTTCGACGCTGCCCTTGTGATGTGCCCGCTGTCCTGTTCGAAGCTGATACCATCGCGTCTTCGCTTGTGCCTTGCCGTACAGCTTCTTGTCTGTGATCGACGACACGAATTCTTCGGCTTCCGCGATCTTCTTCTGCGTCTTCTTCGTGACGTTCGTGTTCACGTTTCGCAACCGCGATCCGTTGCCGTGTATCGTATCGAATCGGATCGGTTCGACGTCGCCTGCAAGTGCCTTCGTCGTGATCTTCGCGTTCGCTGCACGTTCCTTGATCACAGCCTTTTCAGCCGCTTCGACGTCTTTCTTCAGTTCAAGATACCGTGCGTACAGTACACGCCGCTGTTCTTCTTGCCCGCGTGTCTTCTGTGCGACAAGCAGTTCGTCGATGTGCGAACTGTACATCTTCTTCAGTGCGTCGTGTGCTTCTTTCGCCGCCGTCTTGTACGGTGCCTTCATGACCGCACCGTGAAGCTTCGCAAGCTTGTCGTTCGTCTTCAGTTCGTCCATCAGTTCTTTCGGCTGTTCCTGCGTCGACGCGTCGGTGTTTTCAGCGTCCTGTCCGCTGATGCCTAGTTCGTTCGTGATGAACGATGACAGGATCGTGCACAAGCAGTTTGATACGATATAATCATTGCACACAAACGTGCCGTCTGTTGAAGAAAGATCAAACACATGCCCGCAAAAGTCATAATTCCGAACATCGACGATATCATCAAAGGATACATCGAAGGAATGTCTATCCCCCAACTGTCTAAGAAGTATGGGTTCAGTCGACGCGTCATCACGGCACGCTTCAATGAACTTGGCGTCAAAATCCGTTCCGCCGCCGACTGTCAGTCGAACAAGTGGATCAACGCTAATGACAGGCAGCGTAGAAAGTGGAAGCGTGCGACAAAATTCGCTCAAGACATGCGACGCGGCAGTGTTGATTCCAGTGATACAATAATTGCCAGAAACAAGTCTAAGAAGTTCATCCAACATCGAAGCGAACGCGAAGTCAGTGCGTTTCTGAAAGCCAACGATGTTGAACATTCGTTCCAACAGTGCGTTGACATTTATGTCGTCGACATCACCCTTGACGAACTTCCCGTCGCCATAGAAATCTACTACGGAACTGCTTCTGACTTCGTGAACAGACGAAACAGCGTCAGAAACCAACGTGATAAGATGGAAAAGTTGTGCGACCTGAATTGGTTTGTGATCTACATGATCGCTAAAGGGTCTCATTCCATGCGTTCTATCAATGTCCCTCTGTGCATTGATCATCTTGTCGCCTACATCGACTTGGCCCGCCGCGACGAATCCGTGTTCGGTAAGTACGGGGTGATTTGGGGTGATCTTAAGCGACCGCCCCGATCTGAATACGATTTCCCGCATCGGCCCTTCATACCATGCCCGTTGAATCCGAACCATATCACCGCACACGACTGAATCTGCTGGAACGCAGTTACAACGGTCCTTCGCCGGAAGAACGAATGATGCCGGATGCGTGCACAAGATGCCGTTCAGATCGAATGACTGTTCTGCAGGAACGATCGTGCCGTCAAGTGCCATGTGTGACGCCCGCGAAAAGCGTGAAAAGACCGACAGCCATTCCTTGCCGATTTCCAGTTCAGGCACCTCGCTCTGAATGCCTTCGACAATTTCTCGGAGAAACCGCGTCCGGTTTTCAAAACTTCCGCCGTATTTTCCAGGGCGCGAGCGGGCGCTCAAAAACTCGTGCCC